TGAAGTCGTCAATCAGGATGGCATCTTGGCCGTTGTACCCGTTCCACCACTTTGCGTTTGGTACCGCGTACAATGAGTCTCCCTCCGCCGCCCACACATGGCCTGTCTTCCCTGAGCCCGGTGGTCCATAGAACCAGTTCACCTCAATTGGACCAATGGGGCGTGGCTTGGTCGTGTACTCCGCGTACTTCTCCGCGACCCGTATTCCTTGAAGCGTTGGTCGTGTCTTCCAGAAGTCTTCGTGCCATGGGGTCACTCCGGCGTCTAGTTGCTCGTAGACTTTTTCGATGTCGGTTCTCTTTCCCTGTGACCTGTTGTCGACTGCCCAGACCTTGCTGTCGCCCTTGAACTGGTAGTTCCAGGCATCGACCGCCTTTGCGACCTCCCAGTGTGCCCTGGGGAGCATCTTCTTCAGTGCATCGAGTCTGTAGTTCCTCTTGAATGCAATGAACCCCTGGAGGTGTGGTGTGCCCTCTTCCCCCACCTCCTCTGCCACGGCAGCTCGTGTACACTCCCACCGCTTGATGTTGTCGAACTCGGCGGGGGTCCAGTTGTTGAGTGTGAACATCCAGGTTTTTGCAGCCATGCTTGAAAGCGCTTGTTGATTTGGTTGTGTGACCAAATTGATGTGTGCAAATGGTTGAGGGTCCTAAGAGTATGGTACCCGTACCCGGTTGAGGGTCCCTATATGTACCCTACTCGTATGAAAAACGGGCGCCACATTCATCCAGACAGCCCTTTTTATGCCTCGCAGATATGCCCGTCGAAAGCGTGGTGTTGTACGTCGTCGTCGCACTACTAGGTCTAGGCGTCCTCGGGCTCGGATGGCTGGTCGGACACGCCGTCGGAGCGTCGCAGGTCGTCCCCTGCGAAATGGGTATGGGACCCTAAATCGCACCCGTCGTGAGCGCCCCCGTGTCTTCAAGCAAACGATTTTGGATTACTCGTCCATCACGGGTGCTGGTGCTTCCCAGAGCAGTTTCATCACGTACACCCTTGCCGGGTGGACTGGGTCGTTTAATAAGCAGATCGCTATGTACCGGTATTGGAAGGCAGTTCGTGCTAAGATTACGTGGAGATTGGTATCTGGCACGGTGTCGTCTGCCCTAACCCCGATTCGCATGCCTATCTTGTACCACAAGCATGATTATGACGCGAACCTCGGTACCCCGAGTAGTAAGGCCTGGGTCGACTCCCAGCCTAATGTCAAGGTTTACACGTTTGGTGATAAGGCTAGGAACGCCTCATACGTTGTTTACCCTCGGGTTCTAGATACTGGGCAGGTGGTTAGTGGTGCCACGCCTGCCTACGCTACCCTGAAGCCCATGTGGACTGATGTCAACTACACCAACGTGTTGTACTACGGGTATTGGTGGTATTTCGACTATCTTCCAGTAGATTGGGTTGTCGCTTTGGATGTAGAGCTTACTGTCGCGTTCAAAGATATACACTGGTAGCCGTTAGGGTTAGGGTTAGGGTTAGGGTTAGGGTTAGGGTTTGGGGTAGGGTTAGGGTTCGGTTAGCCCCCGGCAGGGCCCCCCGGGAGGGGCTCCCCGCAGGGGCCGCCGGAGGCAGGGGGGTTGGGGGGTCTCCCCCCTTGTTAGGGTTAAATTAAGAAGACCCCGGGCCGCCCGCCAGGGCTCCCCCCGGGAGGGGCCGTCCGCAGGACCCCCCGGAGGGCCGCGCTGGGGGCGCCTAGCACGCGCAGCGCAGGGGGGTTGGGGGGTCTCCCCCCTTATGGAGTTAAAACCGTTATATTTCGTCATCATCGGCTAGGTCAATCAAATACTGAGCCAGGTCCATCGTGTCTTCGTCGTCTTCAATGATGATCGGTGCGGACGGGAGGAGGGGAAGGCTAGTATTACCTTCCCCGACTTCCGTCACGGTCACAGGAGCAACTTCTTCACTTCGCGCGAGCTTGAGTGGTGGCTCCTCCTCCATCTTGACGAGGAGCTTGTCCAACGCCTCTGGTATGATGCCCTTCTCTGCCTTCAAACCTTCAGGGGTGAATGACACGACGTTAGTGATGCGCCTGGTCAGTTGGCGCATGTTCTCTTCGATCTGTCCCTCGAACTGTTGGCGTGGTGGCAGTGGGGCGGTGATGTACACTCTCTTGTACTTGACTTGGGTCATACCGCCCTTGTACTCGACCTGGAAAGGGTAGATGTCGAGGATCTGCAACAACTTGTTAAAGTCACACCAGTTCGCCCTGAAGTCGTCAATCAGGATGGCATCTTGGCCGTTGTACCCGTTCCACCACTTTGCGTTTGGTACCGCGTACAATGAGTCTCCCTCCGCCGCCCACACATGGCCTGTCTTCCCTGAGCCCGG